AAGAAACGAACCCTGTAAGGATGTAGTAGGTGGTATCACTGCCGTTTACTTTGCAGACTTCGGTACATTAGGTGATCCTACCTATGATGCAACAGATACGGATGTGATTGATGCTTTCAGCGGAACACCTTCATGGTTTAAGTTTGAAGTGAAAGGAAACTCTAGCTTTGAGCAAACAATTACATCTAGCCGTGAGAACGGAACAACATTCTTTGATCAGACATTAAGTTTGACATTTAAGAAGATGAGTAAGCAGACTCACAATCAGTTAAAACTGATCTCTTACAATCGCCCTCATGTAGTAGTTGAGGATAATAACGGCAACAAGTTCCTAATGGGATTAGATTATGGTGCTGAGGTTAATGGTGGTACTATCGTTACAGGTGCTGCAATGGGAGATCTATCTGGTTATACTTTAACTATGAATGCTCAGGAGAAGATTCCTGCTAACTTCGTAGATGCTACGATTACTGCTGATGCTTCTGTGATTGATGATATCTAAGATCAGATCCTGATAGAATCAAAAAACCCCCTCCAGAAATGGAAGGGGTTTCTTTTTGGTAGCAATGCTACCTAAGAGAGATGAACTATGCAAATGTAACCATTATATTCCTTTTGGGTTTTATAATTAGATGATAATTGTAGAAAAAAATACAACTCCACAGATAACTATGTATCTCAGGGACTTTGCAACAGAGTCTTTTGAGATGGAAATTATATCTGAGGATCAAAGAATAGAGAAAATAGATACTGCTATATCTGGATCATATGATGACTTCAGAAAGGTTCTAACCTTCTCTTATGATGTTTCTGCTTTAGTAGCAGAGAGTTTTTATGTAATCAAGATTTGGGAAGTGGGCAAAATCAAACTACTTTCACAAGACAAGATGTATATCCTTCCTTCAGGATCTTCAGTAGGTACTTATCAACCTAAGTTAGCTACAACAGAGAAAACGATGGATAACGAGTTTAAGATTTATGGAGAATAGTCAGTTCAAGTTTGTGCAACTATCTAGTTATACTAGCCCTGTTGTAAGTGAAAACGCAAGAAAGGGTTGGGTAGAATATGGAGATGATAATGATTATTTTCAATACCTGATAGATAGATTCAATGGATCTCCTACAAACAATGCAGTAACCTCTGGAATCATTGACATGATCTTTGGGCAAGGTATTGATGCTACAGATTCAGGTAAGAATCCAGAAGGATATCTTCAGTTGAGAAAGTTGATCAAGGATCAGGAGTTGAAGAAAGTAATCAATGATTACTATATGCTAGGCAATGGTGCTTTTCAGTTGATCTATAATCAGAATAAGAGTAAGATTGTTGAGGTGTATCATATGCCTGTAGAGACTCTTAGATCAGAGAAATGTAATGAAGAGGGAGAAGTTGAGGCATATTACTATGCTTATAATTGGGATGAGGTTAGAAGTAAAAAAGGTGTTGATCGCATTCCTGCTTTTGGTTATGGCGAACAAGGAGATAAAGTTGAGATCTTATACTTCAGACCTTATCGCAGTGGCTCTTACTATTATTCCCCTGTTGATTATCAAGGTGCATTACCTTATGCAGAGTTAGAGGGAGAGGTAGCCAACTACCATATCAATAATATAAAAAATGGCCTTGCTCCTTCTATGATCGTGAACTTCAATAATGGAGTTCCACCTATGGAGGAAAGAGATAACATTGAGTCTCAGATTAAGCAGAAGTGGGGAGGATCAAGCAATGCAGGGAAGTTCATTCTTTCCTTTAATGATTCAGCGGATACTGCTGCTTCTATTGAGCCTGTTCAGTTATCAGATGCTCATAATCAATATGAGTTCCTTTCCAGAGAATCACAACAGAAGGTTTTGGTAGGTCATAGAATCACTAGCCCTATGTTATTTGGTGTTAAGGATCAGACAGGGTTAGGTAATAATGCTGATGAGATTAAGACTGCATTCACTTTGTTTGATAATAGTGTGATCAGACCTAAGCAGAATCAGGTGATAGATGCCTTAGATCAGATCCTAGCCTTCAATAATGTTTCTTTGAATCTATACTTCAAGACTCTTGCTCCATTGGAGTTTACAGAGGTTGAGGATGTAGATGATCAGGAAGTGATAGAGGAAGAAACAGGAATCAAGATGGCTGCAGATCCTGAGTTCACGAAAGAGGATGAAAAGGAATGGTTAGAATACCTTGCAGATAAGGGAGAAGATGTCAATGAAGAGGAATGGGAATTAACTGCGGTGCAGGATGTCTTAGATCCAGATAATGAAGATCAGATCATAGAGGCTATCACTTCTGTGAATATGGCTGCAGTTTCTTCATATGGCGATGCTGAGGAGAGATCTTCAGGAGATGCAGGTATGTTTAAGATTCGCTATAAGTATTCAGGATCATTAAGTGATAACTCAAGAACATTCTGTGTTGAGATGGTTGGATTATCTGATTCAGGGAAGGTCTATAGAAAAGAGGATATCAATCAAATGAGTTTCTCTGGAGTTAATGGTCAATTCTCACCTAAGGGAAGAAGCACATATTCTATCTTCAAGTATAAGGGAGGAGCGTATTGTCATCATAAATGGCAGCGATTGATTTACACTAGAAAGAGATCAGGAGGTAAGTTCTTACCAAAGAGTCAGACAGAGGCATTAGAGAATGATAAGAGAGTAGCACCTTCACAGGCGGCAGCAGCAGGTGTACCACAGGGAAAGATTAATCCTAAGGATTATGATACTGCAAATACTCGTCCTATTGATATGCCGAACAGAGGAAAATTGAACTAATATGGCACAGATACTATTTGTCAGCCCTGCTGATGTTATAAAGAGAACAGGGATTAATGGAAATGTTGATCGTGATCAGATGATTCAGTTCATTAAGATCGCTCAGGATATCCATATTCAGAGTGTTTTAGGAACTAAGCTATTCAATAAGATAGCAAGTGATATAAATGGTGATACTTTAACAGGAGACTATTTAAGCCTTTTCACGAACTATATTCAGGATATGGTAATACACTATGCCGCAATAGAGATATTGCCTTATATCCACTTTAAAGTAGCAAATGGAGGCATCTATACGAAAGGATCAGAGAATGGTCAGAGCGTAACGAAGGAAGATCTTGATTATTTAGTACAGAAAGAAAGAGATGTTGCGGAGCATTATGCTCGTAGATTTGTAGATCATATGGCATTCTACAACTCAAAATATCCAGAGTACAATGCTTCATCTAATGATGATATGTACCCTAGTAAGAATCAAAACTTCAATGGATGGGTTTTATAGTAAAGCAAACCTATAAACCGAAAGTAGAGAACATCCAGAAGTTGAAGAAGTATCTCATGAAAAAGAATAAGAAGAATGGCAAGTGATGAAAGAGGATACGGAAGTATCTATGGATCTACTTGGTGGGGATCAGGAGATGCCTTCACCAATACAATAGGTTGGGGATCGGCAATGTTCTATATTCTAGATCCTGCTCAATTCCAACAAAGAGCATTAGAGGATGGTGCTACGATGGAGGCTTTTGAGTGTGTTTCTAAATCTTTGAGAAGATTCCCACAAGCAGATAGAGGCAGACAATTAATGGATGCCTATGATGTTAGGGTAGAAGCAGCAGGAGGTGATACCGAAGCGAGAACCTGTACTATTAACGAATTAAACGAATTGATATGAGTCTGTATAAGGATGCCTCATTAGTAATGATACCTTCAGCGGTGAAGGATGGTAAGTTGTATAGCATACGCCCTACTGATGGAGATGGGGATTTTACATTTAGTAGGGGTTCAAATCTTGCTGCTACAAGGGTAGATGTTAATGGTCTTATTGAGAAGGGTAGAGAGAATCTCTTGGTGCAATCAAATAACTTTTCAAGCACTTGGACAGGAATTTCAAGAACAAGTGGTTTTGAAGGTTATGATGGAAGCAACGATGGATGGAAGATAACCAAAACCGCACAATCCTACACATCCATACAACAATCAGTTTCTTTAAGCGGTGTTTTTACTTTTAGCATCTATGCAAAAGCAGATACTTTAAGTCGTATTGATTTGCGTAATGCAACCGATGCATCAAGAGCAGGTTTTGATTTATCTACAGGTTCACTTGTACAAACATCAGGAAGTATAGCAGATACAAACATTGAGTCATTACCTAATGATTGGTATAGAATATCAGCAACTTTTACTACTGCTGCAACTCAAGTTCAAATATATTTAGGTTGGGCTAATTCAACCGCAGGAAGTGTTTTTATACAAGATTCACAAGTAGAAAAAGGCTTGGTTGCTACTGACTACATTGAAACAGGAGCATCTACTGCACAAGCAGGTATATTAGAGGACTTACCGAGATTAGATTATAGTGGTGGTGCTTCGTGTCCTTCTCTTTTACTTGAGCCTCAAAGAACGAATATAAATGTTTATAGTGAATACTTTTTGCATTCTCAAGCAACTTACACTAATGCATCTGGAATTGCTAATGTTGAAATATCTCCCGAAGGAGTTCAAAACGCTCATAAATTATTAGAGGATACTGCAAATGCACGACATCGCTTTTATGTAACAGGGGCATCAGCAGGTGCAGGAAATATAGTTGTAAGTGCGTTTCTTAAAGATGGTAATAGAGGTTATGGAGCATTACATTTAGATACAGGTACTGATGGTCGCTATACAATTATCGTAGACCTTTCCAATGGGACTATTGTAGATACAATGACATTTGGAACACCTGATGTTGTTAGTGAGGGTGTTGAGCCTTATGGTAATGGATGGTATAGAGCATATATTGTTTTGAATAAAACATCTACTGCTAATGTGTATCCGCAAATTGGTTTAGCAAGTTCGGATAGTGATGCTAATTCAAGTGGTATGCCAAGTTATCAAGGAGATGGTACACACTACATTTATTGCTACGGACTGCAACTTGAAGCAGGAAGTTACCCTACAAGTTACATACCTACTATGGGTTCTGCGGTTACGAGGTCTGGTGATGCAGCATCTCTTACAGGGGTTGCAGATTTATTAGGTGATGGAAGTGGTACACTATATGTAGAAGCAGAATACTTTGAAGATAATGCCCACATTGCTTTAGGCGATGGGACATTAGACAATATATTTCCATTTAGATTTAGAACAAGTAACTTTCAAAATGATATGAAGGTTGCAGGAGTTAGTCAAGGTAATCTTGTTAAGAGTTCAATATCAATAAATAATAAATACAAGGTTGCAATTTCATATGCAACAGATTACAGAGCGATGTATTTTGATGGAACTTTTATTGACGAAGATTTATCCTTAAATACATTTCCTGATGGAACACTTACACGAATTGGATTTGATAGAGGCGATGGCTTATCAAACTTTTATGGTCGTATCTATCAAGTATTAGTATTCCCTACGGCTTTAACAAACGCTGAACTTGCAGCATTAACGGCATAAGATATGAGTAACATATACGATAAATCAAGTTTGGTACTTATACCAAGCGGAACAAAGACAGGTAAGATTTTCAGCCAAAAGCCTGTAAGCGGTGATGGTGATTTTACTTTCACTCGTGCAAGTGCTGCTACGAGAGTTAATGCAGATGGTAATATAGAGAAGGAGACAATAAATATATTTAGATATAGCGAGGAATTTAATCAAGGTAGTGCTTGGAGTAAGCAAGGCGGCGCGCAAATCAGTCCTAACGCATCAACTGCTCCCGATGGTACAAATACTGCCGACCTTTTGTATCCTTCTATTAGTGGTGTTGTTAAAGCAGCGATACAATCTTTTACAAGCGCATCTGGAACACAATATGCGCAAAGCATTTATGTTAAGGCTTCGGGTAAAAATTTCGCAGCATTATATGCACTTAACGGAAATGCAGGTCCTGCTATGTGGGTAAATCTTACAACAGGTGCAATCACAAATGGCTCTACACCAAATGTGGTTGGTCGGTTTGCTACAAGTGTGGGAGATGGATGGTGGCGAATAGGATTTGCTGATTTAGGAAATGGTGGAATTGGATATATGCACATCTATCCTACGGATACTGCGGGTAGTCAAAATGTAACGGCAAACGGAACGGATGGCATACTTATATGGGGTGGGCAATTAAATTATGGTTCAGTAGCACAAGAGTATATAAAAACAACTACTGCTGCCGTATACGGAGGTATTACAGACAATACTCCAAGATTAGATTATACGGATAGTTCGTGTCCTGCACTATTGTTAGAGCCATTACGGACTAACAATGTTCCTCATTCCGAATACCATCAAGGAACTATTGCTGCGGTAACAAGAACCTACAATACATCTGACACTCTTTCTCCAGAGGGAGTTTATAATGCAGTAAAATATGAGGTAAACGCAAACAATAGCGACCCTTATTTAAGAGTATTTAATATACCGACATCGGGGAATAGTGCTACATTTTCATTGTATGTTAAGGGAGCAAGTGGTCAATTATTCTCTATGATTTTAGGGAGAGATGGCTATAATGAATTAGAGTATGAGGCTTTTAGTTTAGATGGTACTTGGCAAAGACTTGATATTTCAAAGACATTCACTACAACACCAACTACATTGACTATTGGAGCAGAGTTTAGTCATAGTTCCGATGATGGTGTGTTAGGTCAAGAATACTATTTGTATGGTCTACAAGTAGAAGCAGCATCCTACGCAACATCCTACATACCTACCTATGGGAGTAGTGTGAGTCGTGTCGCTGAAACTTGTCAAGTTGAAAATGAAAGTGCTTTAATTAACTCGGAACAAGGAACAATGTATTTTGAAGGAATCGCTATTGACCCTGTTTTTGCTAATGTGCTTTCATTTAGTGATGGTACAAACAACAATAGAATATGTTTAACACTTCCACAAAGTGCAACTAGCATAAATGTTTTTAGCAGCGTTGCAGGAAGCAAGATAAATAATAACATTACTCACGACCCAAGCATAAATTCAAAGTATGCTATTGTTTGGAATGGAAATTCATTTAAGGTTTTTGTTAATGGTGTTAAAGAAGTAGATAATACTATGGCAGGTAGTTTTTCTGCAAACACATTAACGGATATTAGATTTGATAGAGGAGATGGTGGTTTAAATTTTGGAGGATTCTGTAAATCATATTTATCCATTGCATCTGCATTAACTGACCAAGAGGCGATTGACCTAACAACTATATAATTATGAAAACATTCAGAAAATACTCATTCGGCTCTAAAGGAGCAGCAACAACTAAAATCAACGCATTAGGAGTTGATGAAGAAGGAAACCCTACACATAGCCACGCTATTGTTCATCTTGGACACTTGGTAGAGACTGAAGGTACATACGATGATGAAGGAAACGAACTCACCGCACCTGTACTATCTTCTACCTACCATATAGATGTTCTATGGGATGGTGAGCCTGTAGAGTCTTGGGATAGTGCTATGGTATGGTGTGCGCCTATGGGTATCCATACTTTCGGTTCATCTTCTGCTATAGCGGAATGGACAGAGGCTTGTAAGGCACTTCACCCAGAATACTTTCCAGAGCCAGAAGAAGATATGATCAATGGGTAAGGATCGTTACAATGTTCCTCAGGACAAGAGGAGAGGATGCCTTTGCAAAGATGGGAAGAGATATTCCAGAGAATGCTGCGAAGGTGATTACATGAATCAGGGTATAGGTAAGATCTACAAAGATGAAACTGAGTAAGAATCTAACATTAGGGGAGGTTACAAAATCAGCTACTGCGATAAAGAAAGGTATCTCTAACGAGCCTACTATTGATCACATGGAGAATCTAAAGCTAATAGCAGAGAATATCTTTCAGCCATTAAGAGATAAGTTTGGAGTGCCTATTGGGATAAGTTCTGGATATCGCAGTCCTGATCTTAACAAGGCAATTGGAGGTAGTATTACATCTCAGCATTGCAAAGGACAAGCACTTGATATTGATGCTGATATGTTTGGTGGTGTAACCAATAAGGAGATCTTTGATTATATTAAGGACTCGCTAGACTTTGATCAGTTGATCTGGGAGTTCGGTGATAAAAACAACCCAGCATGGGTGCATTGTAGTTTTATAAGTAACGGCAATCGTAGACAGATCCTACGAGCCATCAAGAAAAACGGAAGAACAGGATATGAACTTTATTAAGATCTTCAAGGACAATAATGATTGGAATGAAAAGACCATCATTGGATTTATGTCGTTTGCAGTTATGGTGGTGGTAATGATTGCTGATGTGGTTACAGGTGCATTTGGAAAGGATCTAGCGATCAATCAATTTACCTACAACTCATTTGTGTTTGTAACATTAGGCAGCTTTGGAATTGCAGGTCTAGAAAAGGTAGCTAAGAGATGACAGAGACAGATATCAGATTAATCCTGCTTAACGCAAGTACATTTGCGATTAGCTTCGCACATATAGAGATGGCATTGAAGATTGCGCTGCTCCTAATCTCTATAGGATATACTGCGCAGCGTTGGTATCTAATGCACAAGGGCAATGGCTCAAGAGACTAAATCTTTTTTGAAGGAAAATTGGTCTATGTTGATATGGCTTGTTGCCGCAGTGTTTGCAGCAGGTGGTATCTATGCAGAGTTCTCATCCCTAAAGATGGAGTTGAATGTAGTTCATGAAAGATTAGATAAAAAGATTCTAGTCATAGAGAATCTAGAGGGAAGGATTTACAATATTGAAAAACACTTAGAATACCAAAAAGGATATAATGAATCACAAAGAAACAAGCCAAGATAGTTTTGCAGACTTCGTTGATGAACTAACAAACCTAGAGCAACCTAGTTGTAACATTGATAATCCTGAAGATTGCGAAGCATGTGGATCGTAATAAGAGCAGTTCTAATAGGGCTGCTTTTTTGGTCTTGTGGTGCGAAGTATCACCTAAATCGTGCGATTGCAAAAGATCCTCAGATCCTAGATTCAGTTGCCCTGAAAGTGGACACTCTAATCATAACTCAAAAAGAAGAGGTTAGAGACACTTTAATTCTTGAGAAGATAGATACTATCACTTTAGAGAGAAACGGCATTAGAATTGATCTGAGAAGGGTATATGATACTATAGAGGTAGATGTTGAATGTCCTAGTGATACTATCAGGATCCAGAAGGAGATCAGAGTACCTCAAATTATTTATGAGCAAAAGAATTTTAAAAACAGACATATAATAATTTTTGCTATCTCAATAATTCTTTATACCTTCATTCTTATCAAGTTACTTAAGTAATTATACTATATATATTATACTATATTACTCTGAAAGAGTAACTAACTATAATACTATATATTACTCTCTTACAGAGAGAAAATATGACTAGAAGACAGAAGAGTATAGCTATAGAGATGGGTAAGTTAGAGGATGATTACAATAATCACTTCTTATCTCATTTTGGATTTCATGATGAACAGAGATCTGATCATTCTAATTTCTGGAAGTATTATCAAACAGAGCAGAGCGTATGACAATGAGAGAAGCACAGACTTTAGCAGTTAGCCTTAATGATAAGGGATATACTGCTTGGGCAGTTCAAGGTTTTAGTGTTAAGCTAACAATGAATGGAGTGGTATACGAAATAAAAGAAGCATATGAGAGATCCTAACATTGATAGATATCTTCATGAGATGGCTATGTTATATCAGAACTTAGGATCTGAATCAACTCCAGAGGAAAGGATCTATGCTAAGGAAGAAGAGAGAAGATACTTAGGTAGAATAGCAGAGATTGATTCAGAGTATGCTGAGAGATTAGGATATGACTGATCATACTAAAATAGAGATAACATTAGGTAAGATACCTAGCCTTAATAAATTCTACTCTTCACCTCATTGGACATTCAGATCTAGAGAGAAGACTAAATGGAAGGAGATCATTTCTGATCAGTTAGATTACGACTTTCAATTTGAGTATTGTGTAATTACTGCAAAGGTTAATTACAGGTATGATCTAGACAATTGCATAATGGCTATCAAGTTCACTCAGGATGCATTGGTAGATGCAGGAATGATAGCAGATGATAATAAGAAGTTCATCAAGTCAGTTAGGATAGAACCTGCTTCTGACATCCCTAAGGATACATCAGTGATCCAGATAGAGGGGAAAACAATCAACAAACTTTTTTGATAATCCTTTGTAGTCTGGGATTTTATTCTTTTCTTTGAAGTATCAAAAGAGATAGAGATATGAATAAATTTGAACCACCTATTAGAACCGAGATTGAATGGAATAGCATTAGAGATAGCTCAATGTCTATCATAGGAGAATCAGATAAAGCATATTTGTTTATTGTCTCTAAACTCGTTAGAAAAGGAACAAGTATGTCTTTTGAGCGTATTGAGCGTGAGCAGTGGATTCCTAAAAGTGTTTGGGATAATGACAATAACTTTAAGACTTATCTTCTTGAAGGGGATGGTGTAGAAGTAAAAGCATTTGTTCCACCTTATTTTTTAAATAATTAGAGATATGAATACAGAGAACATTTATCAGATCATTGATGATCTAGAAGGATTCGCAGAGAGAGTAGGAAGCGAATGGATGAAGGAAAGACTAGCAATGCTAGAGGTGCACATTATTAATCAATCAAGTAAATAATCATGAAGAAAGCAAAAGTAGTTGCGGTTAATCCGCAGGGAGATTATCAGCTAAAGGATGGAAGAACTTTATACAAGTTCGCTCTAACATTTGACAATGGAGATTCAGGAGAATACTCTTCAGTTAAACCAGATCAGACTAAGTTCGTAGTTGGTATGGAAGCAGAGTATGAATTGAATGCTACTCAATATGGTAATCGCATCAAGCCTGTTTACAATCAGGGCGGTGGTTTCTCAGGTGGTGGATATTCTGGAGGTAGTTACTCTTCAGGAGGAGACACTAAGCAAAAGATGATCGTAAAGCAATCCTGTTTAAAAGCAGCAGTTGATCTCTTAAAAGACAAAGGTGCTAAGAGCACAGATGTTCTAAAGGTAGCAGACTCATTTGTGAGTTGGGTTATGGAAGATGATAAGAAGGAGACTACATATGATAATCACTTCTCTTCCAGAGAGGAAAAGATAGAGGTGGCAAATGCTATCGTAAACGGACAAGCAACAGATGATAACTTACCATTCTAGTTGATTGATTGTGTTAGGTAGAGAGGGGTAGAAATACTCCTCTTTTTTTTTCTTAGGATCTGAGATATTAAAAATGTTTGTTAAATTAGAGGGATGATACATAAGCACATAATACAATCAAATAAGACTCTGCGCTATCTAGAGAGAGCAAGAGAGGGAAAGATAGCAGAGGCATCAAGATTTGGAGTAGGAGAGATAGATGATCACTTAAGATTCAAGAAGGGCAACTTCGTAGTAGTAACAGGACACGCTAATGTAGGAAAGACTCATACGATGACATACCTGCAATTACTACATACCTTAGAGAATGGAACTAGATGGCTGATCTATTCCTCAGAGAATGAGGTTCAATCACTCCAGAGAAAGATCATTGAATTCTTAGCAGGAAAGCCAATCAATCAGATTGATGAACAGACATTCTGGAGACATCACGCTTTTGTAGAGGGACATTGGGCATTCATAGATTCAGAGTTGATAGTTAATGCTTTTGAGTTATTAGATATTGCTAGAGAGATATATGATGCTTGGGAGTTTCAGGGAATGATGATTGATCCTTATAACTCGCTAACAATAAAGAAGGAAGATGTAGGTAAGGGAATCTCAACGCATGAATATCATTATGAGGTAACAAGCCACATTAGAAAGTTCTGTAAGGAATATGGTGTTACTACGATAGTGAATACGCATCCTGCAACACAGGCACTAAGACAAGTTCATAGAGGATCTCATGAATATGTAAATCATACGATGCCTCCTATGGCTAGTGATGTTGAAGGCGGTGGTAAGTTCGTGAATCGCTCTGATGAATTTTTTGTGATTCACAGATACACGCAGCATAGTCAGGATTGGATCTTCACAGATATTCATGTGAGGAAGGTGAAGGAGTTAGAATCTGGAGGTAGACCTACACCATTAGATTTACCGATCAGGATGGAATCTACAAATGGAAATTGTGGGTTTAGAATAAATGGAATAAATTTGGTAACTAAAGAAAGACAATTAGATGGATCTCCATTTTGAAGGTAATAGGCTATACTATATGGAAAAGGAATCAGAGTTATATCAGGCTCTAGATTACCTAAGTAAAGAATTGAGTGATCAGGAATCAATGACTAAAGAGCAGATGTGGGAGGTGTTTCATATCTGTGCTGATACCGCAGCAGTCTATAGACATATAACAGATTACTTTACGACTCTAGATAAACTGATCCTAGATGCTAGGATTAAGAATGGGAAATTGAAGCAGGAGTTGTATGATCTGAAGAAAGAGAATCATAAATTAAATGAGATGCTAAATAGAGAGATGGATGGATTTTAAAAGAAAGATGCTCAACGGACAGAGGTTTGAGATCAATGGTATGGAGTTCGTATGTATGGAGACTCATGCATATCTTCAAACGAGAACCGATCAGGAAGAATCAGATATTGATGTAGGATCTAGTTATTACATAGTCAGGAATACATCAACAGGGAGACTACACAGGATCCCATTTCAAAAGATAATAGATAAAGAAAAAGAGATAACATGGAAGATTTAAGTAAGATATTGAAGGAGTATTATGATGAGATCAATCTGATCCCTAACAACTCTAGAGAAACAGAACAGGTATATGCGAGATCAGCTATGATGGTCTCAATGAGAAAGTATATGACCTTGATGCAGATAGGCAGGATCTTTGATAAGAATCACGCTACAATACATCACGCAGTTAAGAATCACGAGATCAATCATGATTGGAGTGAGTTGTATAGATTCTACTTCTCAACTGCAACGCAGATGCTCTTGGATTGTCCTATTGAGAACATTCAAAGTGATAACAGATTACAGGCTCAGTTCACTAGACAGAAGATGAGAATTGTAGAACTAGAGTATGAAGTGCAGAAATTAACACTGAAGTGTCAAGAATTGAATGATAATTGCAGTATATTACGAAAACAAAATAAAAACTTTAAAGAGTTGATAAATGCAAATTGAATTTAGCCCTTTATATGGATTGATGTTTGGCATTAATTATGCTTACTATCCTGAGGATATTGAGCGTAAGCCATTGCACCTGATCCAGATGGGACTAGGTTTAGTTATGGTACAAATAGCATGGGAAGAATAGAAACATTCTACAGGAAGAATTTCAAGAGACTCACAGGATTTATTAAGGAATATACTGATGGTTCTTATGAGATTGCATCTGACATAGTTCAGATGGTGTTTCTACGACTTTTAGAATTAGAGAGCGAAGGGAGAACCAACTTTTACGAGGAGGACTCCCTTAACTTTTTTTATGTCTATAGATCATGCATCAATACAGCATTCAAATATCAGAGAGCAAAGAAGAGAATCAACAAGGTATCTCTAGAGGATTTACATATTGACTACCATTTAGATCAGCCATATCCAGAGGAGAAAGCAGCACTTGAGAAACTCATAACGATAATGGAGGATGAGATGAAGGAACTTCATTGGTATGATGAGAAGATGATCAGGATCCACATGGAGGGAACGAGTATGAACCAGATCCATAGAGAGACAGATATAGGTTTAACATCAATTAAGAATACGATCAAGAATGGCAAAGCAAGAATCCACGACAGGCTCAGAGAAGATTGGGAAGACTTCAACAACGGAGACTACGAACAAATCTAAAAGAGGTAGACCTAAGAAGAAAAAGCCTAAGGGCTTAGGAGATACCATTGAGCAGATCACAGAAGCAACAGGAATCAAAAAGGTAGTCAAGGCTATTGCAGGTGAGGATTGCGGATGTGATGAGCGTAGAGATAAGTTGAATAAGATATTCCCTTATTCAAGACAACCTGAATGCTTAGAGCCTGATGACATTGAATACCTAGATTCTGGTGTTTTAAGAAAGACAACTCTAAAGTATGAGGATCGTGAGAGGATCGCTACAATTCATGCTAGAGTTTTTAACCATAAGTTTGACATCCCTTGTACCTGTTCACCTAAGATATGGATGCAATGGATGAGAGAACTTCAAGAACTGCTAGATGCAACTAAGGAAGTATCTTAAGGAAGGGAGAAAACTTAGTGATAATAGAACCGCTATTTGTGTTGATGTAGGCAAATCAGGAGAAGCATTATTCAAGGAACTCACAGGAGCACATAAATCTTCACTTGCTGATGACAAGAAGCACATAGACTTCTATTGGGGAGATATGAAGGTGGATGTCAAAGGATTGAAGAAGATGCATCATTCTGGATATATCCTTCTGGAGTTTATCAATGTCTGGGGAGGTAATGGATGGTGCAGTAAGAAAAGCAAGGCAGAATATATAGCCTTTCAATTTCCAGATGCCTTCTATATATTCAGGAAGAATCACCTGAGGAGAAGAGCATTAGATCTATGTGAGGAGTTTGATAGGTCTAAGGTCTTGAGAAAGAATTGGATTCCATATCAGGAAGCGATGTATAAGTGGGTAGGTAGATATAGTGCACAGGATGTGTTTACTTATCTGAAGATGGAAGATGTAGAGGATCTGATCTTTGAGATCCTACCATATAAAATAGTAGAGAAATGATATTGATATTATTTGGAATAGGATTAGGTATTGCTCTTAATCAGATCAGATCACTCAATAGGAGAGTTGATGACTTAGAGACATTCATTGGAGAAACTTTTTTTGATGAAGATAGCGAGTAATTAAAAATCTTTGTTTATATTTATCTTATCATTAAAAACAGAGAGATGAAAGCAAACAAAATTATTTATTTCGTAGAAAGAGATTCAAAAGGTAAATGGGTTCAAGATTATGCTTTTGCAGTTTATGCAGAAACAAAAGATATCCTTTACAATCTTATCAAGGAACATATTACAGACAAGGGTAGAAAACCTATGGGAATAGCTAACTGCTATCATGACTTTGATCATTTAACCTTAATAAAATAAGCTATGAAAAAGATTGATTGGAATAAGGTAGCAGTAGTTGCATTCTTGCAGACTATGGTCATTCTAGGAATGGTTGCTATGATAGCAGTATTTGAATTAGTAGAAATCTTAACCTGTTACTCATGTTAATGTTAGATGGTGCTGACTACGATCAGCAATGGTTAATAGATAAAGCCAGAGGTGATGAGTTCTATTATGGAGCATTGAATAAGATAGCATTATCCTCTTCTAGTTGCAAGATGCTTCTAGATAGTCCTAAGACATTTCATAATGTTATGAAGTACGGATCTAATGATTCAAGCCCTGCTCTTTTAATGGGTAGGGTAATTCATACTATGATCTTAGAGCCTGAGAAGTTCAATTCTATTTTTGAGGTTGTGGATGTCACTTCAAAGAACACTAAGGCCTTCAAGGAGGCACAAAAGGATAATGAACGAACCTGTATCACTAATAAGGATATGGAAGCAGGAGAGCGTATGGCAGATGCCTTCTTCCGCAACGAGGTCGCTTTGAGTTATCTTACGGAAGCAGAATGCGAAGCACCAATGGTTGATTTGATAGGTGGCTTCCCCTTTAGAGGCAAGGCGGATATTAAAAGAGGTAATGAAATTACTGACATTAAAACAACAACCGATCTCAAGGCCTTCAAATACTCAGCAGACAAATATGGCTACGATCTTCAATGCTATATCTACTGCAATCTATTCAAGACCTCATATAAGGACTTCACATTTATAGTATTAGATAAGTCATCTACAGACATAGGAATCTATGATGTATCAGAGGAGTTCTACAAGAGAGGAGAGGCAAAGTTTAATAGAGCAATCTCTTTATACAGAGACTTCTTTGTTAGAGGTCAGGATCTGGATACTTATACAATTAGAGGAACATTGTGAAAAAGCATACTAAGATCTACATGAAGCACTTCAATTATGTTCTGGATGATTTCATTCCCTGTGAGATCTGCGGAGGCAGAGCAGTTGATATTCATCATATAGAGAA